TGCACAATTAAACTCAAGCCTTACTCCAGTAGTTGCTCAAAATACTACAAACACATCTAATATAAATGCTATTAATACTACATCTTTAACCAATACGGTAAACTCAGCGGTATCAACAAAGACATCTCTTGAGTCATCATTAAACACTAAATCAAGTCAACTAGTTACTGCAATTAATAACAACATTCCAACCCCTGCCCCAATAATTTCAACTCCAATTGTTGCAGGAACTACCGCAACTATTACACCATCCCTACCTGAAGGATATACAGCAAACACTTGGTTCTATCAAGTAATAACAGATGATCCAGATGCAGATAATCCATATGCTGGTGGAACATATAATACAGATGGTGCTCCTGCATCTATTCAGTTAAGTGGTTTGACAGAAGGCGCTACTTATACTGTTAGAGTTGCTAACTGGTCTGGACCTGTAAGTCAATATACTGATACTGTTATTTCTGTACCAGCACCACAAGGTGCAAATTTAAATGGCGGTGGTCCTGTAGATACAACTCCTGTAGATACAACTCCAGTTGATACAACCCCTATAGACACAACTCCAGTTGACACAACTCCTGTAGACACAGAACCTATAGATACAACCCCTGTGGATACAGAGCCAATAGACACAGAGCCTGTGGATACAGAGCCAATAGACACAGAGCCTGTGGATACAGAACCAATTGATACAGAGCCAGTTGATACAGAACCTGTAGATACAGAGCCAGTTGATACGGAGCCAATAGACACAGAACCAGTTGATACTCCTGCAGAAGAAGCAGAGGTTGTATTTGAAGAAAGTGAAGTTTCTATTGAAGAAATATCAGAAAGTGGTGCAAATCTTTCTGTAGAAGATATTCAAGAAGTTATTACTGATTTAATTAGCGATAGTAGTTTAGATGCATCTGAGGTTTCTGCAGTACTGGAAGCAATTGCTGAAGGTGGAGAAGTGTCTGCAGAAATTGCTGCTGAAGTATCTGAATCCTTATCAGAAGGTGGATTAACAGAAGCAGAAGCAGAATTTATTACAGAAATGCTTTCTGCAGATGGAGAAATAACAACAAGAGAAGTTATTAATTTATCAGAGGCTTTAACTGAAGACGGTACATTTACTTTAGCAGAAAAAGATTTAGTTGCAGATGTATTGGTAGAATCAGCAGAAGGAGCACCTGTAACTGCTGCCAACATAGAAGCAGCGGGACTTGAATATCGTGATCTTCCTCCTACAATTCCAGTAGAGGTAAGAGAAGATGCAAATGGCAATCCCGTAGTTATTCAAGCAGAGGTAGCATCTGCCCTCCTTGTATTAGAAAGTCCAGCAGCATTGTTGGGTGCAGTTGCTACTTGCTTTAATCCAGATGAAGCAATTGAAGGTTTGACAGAAGAGCAAAAATGTGAGTTGGGGAAAGCCTTGCTTAGCATAGGTGCTGATATGTCCATTCCAGAGCGTGAAAAAGCAGAAGATATTGTGGTAGTAACAGTGATTGCTGGTCAATTAATTGTTGCTACCGCACCTAGAAGAAGGAGATAAAATGAAAAAGTTAAAAGAATGGGGCATGGCAGCCCTAAACGAAAACTTTACATTCCTGGGCTTCTTTGTAGCATGGGTGGTTTTAGAGGGTAGCGCAAAGACTGTAGTAGGGTATGTAACCCTAGCCTCAGTAGCCATATGGTTTGCAACCATAGGGATTCGTAAAGAAGACGAATAAGTTTGGTATAATGGGAATATGTCAAAAATACGCATATTCCTACTCTCAACTGTTTTAGCCACATGGCTAACTGGCTGCGGGTATGACGGTCATTATCGCTATCCATGTCAGGACCCAGTAAACTGGGAATCAGCAGAATGCAAACCACCAATTTGTACTGCTAATGGAGCATGTCCAGAAGATTTAGCATCACAAGAAAAGGTGGAGGAAACAACAAATGGCTAAAGAAAGATTAACTCCTCAAGAGTTAGATGCAAGATTAAAGTTTATCCTAGGAATCACATTAGGATCTATTTTATTTATAACAGCAACAGGAATTATGTATGCATTAATATTTGTTACACAGCCAATTACAGGACAATCAGAAAATGATAAAATGTTTTTTAATGTCCTTGGATCAGTAGCAACATTTATTACAGGAACACTTGCTGGTTTATTAATTGGTTCATCTGGTGCTAAAGATGTTATGGCAGCACAGATTGCAAACAAAGAAGTTGATGCCAAAAATACAATGGCAGATAAAAAATTAGAAGCAGAGATTGATGATGCTAAGGCACGTAGATTATCTAAACCAGATGGGGCTATGCCAGAAGAACAACCAGTTGATGCTGATTGGGATAAATAATTATGGCAGAGCAGGGTACAGCAGAAAAACTTATTGAAGTAGCATTAGCAGAAGTTGGTACGGTAGAAGGTCCAAAAGATAATGAAACTAAATACGGTAAGTTTACCAAGGCAGATTTTCAACCATGGTGCGGATCATTTGTTAACTGGTGTGCAAACGAGGCAGGAGTAAAAGTTCCTAATACTGTTTATACTCCAGGCGGAGCAGCAGCATTTAAAAAGGCTGGACAATGGATTGATGTAGATGTTGCAGATCCAGAGCCAGGAGACATTGCATATTTTGATTTCCCATCTGACGGGGTAGATAGAATATCTCACGTAGCAATAGTTGTAAAAGACAATGAAGATGGAACAGTCTGGTGTGTTGAAGGAAATACATCTGGAGATCCTAAAGGTAGCCAACGTAATGGTGGAGAGGTTTGTAAAAAACTTCGTGCCTATAAGAAAAATAAAAAAGGTGTAATGATTTCTATTGTAGGGTTTGGTAGACCTAAGTTTGGATCTGCCCCTGCAGGTACCGCTAAAAAATCTCAAAATAAACCAAAAACATGCTCAGCATGTGGTCAAACTATTAAATAAAGGGGTATTTGACTAAGCAATAATCGTTTGCTATACTTAAAGAGTATACTCTAAGGGGATCTGTATGACTGTTTTGGCTGTAGTCCGTCATGAAAATAAAATATATATGGCTGGAGATCGTGGCGCATCTGACGACAACACAATACTTTCTTTAACAGCGCCAAAGGTTTGGAAACTTGGTCCATACCTGCTTGGATATGCAGGTGCATTAGATGGAGAACGAATTAGATATAATTTTAACCCATATGTTCCAGACATAAAAGACTTAGATAAGTTTATGCAAACTAAGTTTATTAAACAATTAAGAAATTTTTATAGTGACTGGTGGGTTGATACTGGCAAAGAGGCTGATCTTGGGTTAATTATTTGTATTAAAGGTCAAATATATGAACATAATGCAGTTGATATGTCTTTATCTAAATATAATTTAGAATATTTAGCAATGGGTTCTGGTGCCGAGTATGCTTATGGATTTTTAAATGCTACAGAAAAATCTAAAGATCCTCGTAAAAGAGTGATTGGAGCAGTAAATGCTGCTATTAAATTTAGTCCATCTTGCATGGGTCCTATTGACGTGGTAAGTATATGATAATTAATCAAGAAGGTGGTCCAGTTGTTCCAGATAAAACTATTGTTTTTTTCCCAGTAATTCCAAATGAAGGAGTTAAACCTTTTGATCTAAATGATATCGGATTATTTTTAAAGCCATTAAATACTGATCATAAAAGAGAATGGTTTACTTCACACTTTTATAAATGTTTACCACTCTCAATTGGCAACATGCAAGGATTTGTATTTAGTTTGCCATATACAATTAGTATTTTTTGGAATGGTGGAAATGAAACAAAAGATATTGAAATAACTTATTATGAAGATTTTATAAAATATAAAAAAATAAATTTTATATATCCAACCTCAGAATTTGGAAGTGGAATTTTAACAATTCATTTTCCGTTAACATTAAAAACTCCACCAGGAGTAAATTTAATGACAATTTCACCACCAAATTTTCCACTTCCTGGATTAAGCCCAATGACTGGAGTTATAGAATCTGATAATCTTAGATTTTCTTTTACTCTTAATATAAAGATAGATATACCAAACACAAAAATAATAATAGAACCAAACACACCATTAGTTGGAATAATTCCAATTCCAAGATATTTTTGTGATTTTTTTCAATTAAAAAATGCATATGACATTTTTGATACAAATGTTATAGAAGAAGAATTAAAAACAGTAAGGGAACATTTTGATAAAAGAGATTATTTTAATGAAAATAAATTAGATAGTGATAAAATATATTATTTAGGTGGTGACATTAAAGGAAATAAATTTAAAGACCATCAATTACCTAAAAAAAATAAAAATTAACTTTTAATTATATAAAGGATATACTAAAAATATGAAAAATAAAAAATTAATAAAATTAAATTATTATGCTATTAATATAATTAACAGATAGGGTATAATTAAACAATGTATAAAAAAGAAAAAGCAAAAATTGAATTTATTGCACGATTTAAAAATTTAACTGATATTGAAGAAATTAGGCCACAACCAGCACATAAATTTATTCCAGAATGGTGGAAAACAAGTCCTTGGGACATAGAAACAAATTTAAGTCATAGGCCAGAAGGACATCTAGTTAAACAGTGTCCAATGTTTCCAGATTTTTTTTCTTCAGGATATATATTGCCAATGTGGGCTGATACAATAATTTATTTTAATGAAAATAGCAAAGAGTGGCTTTGGAAATGTGGATCTACACAATCACCATTTAAAATTGATATTTTTCAAAACGAACAATTTTTAAAAAATCAAGAATATAAAATGCACGGCCTTTCTGCTAGTGCAATATTTCAATTTCATAACCCATGGCAAATAAAAACAACCTCAAAATATTATATTTTTCAATTGCCGTTATTTTATCATTTTAATAATAATTTTAGCGTATTACCAGGAACATATGATGCAAGTGTTGCCTTAACTAATAAACTAGAAGTAGCATATTTTGGTAATGCAAAAGAAATATTTATTAAAAAGGGAACCCCATTAGCACAATATATTCCATATAAAAAAGAAAAAATAAATTATATTATAAGGGAATTAAATCAAAATGATATTAATGAAAACGAGAAAGGAATTATAAAAAGAGCGACAATGTTTAAAAATTTTTATGCTAAAAATAAATATAAAGGATAAAAATAACAAAAATATTATTTAAAAATTGACTTTTAACTATAAAAGTTGTATACTAAATATATGGAAAACAAAAAGTTAGCCATATTTAAAAATAAAAAAATATAAGGAGCAAAAATGAAAAAAAATTTATTAATTTTTACAATGCTAATATCTATGTTATCTGTTATAAACATTTCACAGGCTAATGCAAACTGTAGCGCATCAGATCCATGTGGAACTTGGGCAATGTTAGATTCTCAAGGAACTGTTTCAAATGTTATTGTCTGCCAAGCATCCGTTTGCGGTGGCGGAACTTGGCTTGGGCAAACTGTTGTTCCACAAGTTGCACCAAACCCAGTAACCAATGATACATTTGCACAAGGTAGTTTTATTGGAAATAAAGAAACTGGATCAACAGTTACGTACTCAGAGGGAACTTTTACAGTTAATGATCCAATGATTATTAATAGATCTGAAACTGTTCAAACAAATAATACAACAACAGTTACACAGGTTGCAATTCCAGTTTTATCATCAACATTTACTTATGAAGATACAGTTGGGGAAAATTATAATACAATTCCTTTAAAAGTTGATGTTGTAAATCCAAATTTAAATACAGAAATTTCTGTAAAAGAAAGCACTAAAAAAATAAATAAAGTAGAAAAAGAAATCATTAAAGAGAAAATCTCTTATGATGAAAATGGAAATCAAATAATTACATATATTACAGAAATTGTTTTAGAGGATGAAGTTTTATATGAATTTAAAGAAAATAATATGAATTTTATTTCTCAAATAACTCAAAATCAATTTACTGATACAATTGTTGCATCAAATTTAAATTTGCTTAATAGCAAAATTAACACATTTTTACAATTATTGTCTGATTGGTTTAAAAAGTAATACATTTCGGTATGTACATTTGGATTGCGAAAGTAACTCAACGGTAGAGTACTACCTTGCCAAGGTAGATGTTGCGAGTTCAAATCTCGTCTTTCGCTCCACGCCCTCATGGTCTAGTGGTTATGACATCACCCTTTCACGGTGGTAACAGGGGTTCAATTCCCCTTGGGGGTACTAAAATTTGATATAATAGATTTGTACCTGCCAAAAGGGGGTACATAAATGAAACTCGCTGAAAAGGAGAATATAAAATGGTAAGTTCATTTGCGTTGGATCTTTTTAAAGATCCTTTTTTTATTGGTTTCAATCGTGAATTGGAACGTTTAAACACAGTACATAATCTAGCAACTCGTCAGGCATATCCGCCTTATGACATTATTAAAGTAGACGAAGATACATATAAATTATCTTTGGCCGTTGCTGGATTTGATGAAGAAAACCTTAATGTTTCGGTAGATAGTGGAACATTAATTGTTAAAGGTGAAACTAGTGATACAGAAGAGGGAGAAGTTGTTCATAAAGGAATTGCTTCTCGTAAATTTACTCGTACATTTGCTTTAGGCGAATATATGGAAGTAACTGGGGCAGAAATTTGTTGCGGTATGTTAAATATTAACATTGAACGTATAGTTCCAGAAGACAAAAAGCCAAAGCAAATTAAAGTAAAAGTTGCTAAATAGCCGATAAGACTGTATACTGTATATATGACCTGGACATGTCATAAAACTGTCCATATATTAAAGGAGTATTATGCCTAGATACGATTACAAGTGTTTTGTTTGCTCTTCACAGGTTGAGTTTGAAAAATCAATTGATGATGACAAGTATCCAATATGTTGTAATGAATCTATGCAAAGATTATGGAGTGCACCCGCTGCAATTTTTAACGGTAGCGGATTTTATTCAACCGACAACAGAAAGTAGATGTATAATAATATTATGACTAGCATTGTTCAAGAACATCCAAGCGTAGTTTCAAAACAATATATACTAAATGCCAATGATCGTTGTGACAAATGCCAAGTTCAGGCTGTAGTTAGAGTAAAAGGTTTGTCAGGTGAGTTAACTTTTTGTAATCATCATTATGAAAAAATAATGAATAATCCTGAGTCACACAACAAAATGATGTCTTTTTTAGTAGAGGTTCTTGATGAGCGTGAAAAACTCATTAAAAACAAGCCAACTGGGGGAATATAATGTATGAGTATTTTGTAAAAGAAGTAACAAAAGTTGTTGATGGAGATACTATTGATGTAGTTATTGATTTGGGGTTTGATATTTTATTTGCATCTCGTGTTCGTCTTGCTGGCATTGATACTCCAGAGTCTCGTACAACAGATAAGATAGAAAAAGTTCTTGGTCTTGAGTCTAAAGAATACTTAAAGAAACAACTTAAAGATGCAAAATCTATTGTCATTCGCACAGAAAAAATGAATTCATCTGAAAAATATGGGCGTATCCTTGGTTGGTTGTATATTAACGGAGATTCAGAATCAATTAATAATAAAATGATTAATGATGGATATGCCTGGGGATATCTTGGTGAAACTAAGATTAAAGACTTTGATTTATTAAAAAAGGTTAGGGAAAAATCTGGAAAATGAAAAAAATAATTGATAACATTAAAAATATAAGTATAAAGATAGCCATTAGAAAAGGTAAATTAATACTATATTTTACTGGAGATTCATGCTATCTATTAAAAGAAATAAAATCTGAATTAGATATAAAAGAAATGATAGGTAGTTGTAAAAAAACAACACCAGTTGTTGAACGTATGAAAAAAAATAAATATAGGATTAAAATTATAAATATAGATAAAGAAGAGTTTTTAACAAAAAAATTTAACATAAAATCTGTTCCAAACTTTGTTTTATTTGATAACAATTTAGAATTGGGTCGGATAAATGGGCCTAAAACAAAAAAAGAAATAAATGATTTTTATAATTACGATAAATATCTATACCGTAAAAAAAAGACTAAGTAGGATATATATATTATGAAAAATATTTTTTATTTTACAGCAGACTGGTGCCAACCTTGCAAAAAGGTAAAACCTATTGTTGAAGATATGAAAAAAGAAGGTTTTGAGTTTCAAATAATAGATGCAGACTACGAACAATTACTTGTTAAAAGATTTCAAGTAAAATCAATTCCTACATTTATTTTACTAGAAGATGGTCAAGAACTTAATCGCATAACTGGGGCAAAAACAAGAGAAGAGTTAGAAGACTTTATCAATTATGAAAAAACTATTCAAGAGAATATTTAATCCAGATGGGAAAAATATGACTTCAGATGAAAATGAAATTATTGAAAAGTTAATCCTTGAAGGGGCAATGGAAGTTGCTGGAATTGATGTTGAAAATGGAGAATTATTGTACTCATTTACTCCCAAAATTCAACAAGTAATGCCAGAACTATATCATGATCACATGAATTCTGTAAATGCTGAAATCCTTTCTTTATGGGAAAGAGGTTATGTAGATATAGATTTTTTAGCAAAAGATCCAGTAGTTACTCTTGGACCTAAATCTTTTAATAACACAGAAATATTAAAATTAACTAAGCGTGAAAAGTGGTCTATTGAAGAACTCAAAAGACTATCAGGCAAACATCAAAATAACTAAACTCTGATATAATAAAGATTATGCCATATCGTATAGGTGCTAAAGGTTCGTTTGGTTGTTCAGGATACCCTGCTTTAAAAGAGGGCACAAATGAAGTTATGGGCTGTCATAAAACTCGTAGTGATGCAGCAGCACAAATTTATGCAATTAATCGTTCTGAAGGCAACATAGGTAAAAATATGCACGAAATTAAAGAAGGCGATTTTGTTATGGGAACAACAACAGAAGGTCTTATTCATGGAATTGTTGAACACATTATGACTGAAGGTGGAACTCTTGGAACTCCTGGGTCTGAATATGCTTTGCAATCAATGCCACCAGAAAATCCTGCCATGTCAGTTAGAGTTTACGAAGAAGAAGATGGTAAATGGGAAGCAACGGCTTACAGCATTGGAATGATGTATGCAGATGCACAAAAAATAGATATTAATACACATAGCATGGATGCAGAAGAAACAATGAAGTCTTATCATTCAGAAAATGAAGAAGAAGATAAGTGGGACAATATGGCTAAGGCTTGTTGGGTTGGATATGAACAAAGAGGCATGAAAGAAAAAGATGGGCGAATGGTTCCCAACTGTGTTCCTGTTTCTAAACTAAAAGAAATGAGTGACAATATGGAAAAAGCAAAACCAAAATATGAAGATTTTATTAAACCAAGAAGCGGTGGCAGCGAACCTTCTGATCCAAAACTTTATGCAAGAGTTGTTCAAGCAGCAAAAGATAAGTTTGATGTTTATCCATCTGCAGTTGCTAACTCTTGGGTAGTTCAAGAATATAAACGTCGTGGTGGAACATATAAATCAGAAAATAAAACTAATAAAAGTATTTGGGGTGGTAGTTTGTTAGATCCAAAAGGTTTTATAAAATAATGGCTAATAGATCATCTGCTTCTTATTACTCAACTCATGGATTTAATCCAATGCAAATTAAAGATGGCAGAATTGTTCGTTTAAGAAAAGACGGTAGCGTTAAAGCGGACTTAGGTCCATACAAATCAAAAAACAAAAAGGTGGTAAGCAATGGCTAACAAAGAACAAAAAGGCAATGTTAATAAAAAGAAAGAGCCAAAGATGACTCTTAAAGAAAAACGTGCTATCAAACAAGAAAAGAAAAAATCAAAATGAGTACATTTTATTTTTTGCATTCATTAGCAATAGGTTTGTTAATGATTGGTTCATTTTTCTGGGGTAAGTCTTATGAAAAAAACAAGGTAAAAGAACATGGCTGATACATATACTCCAACATCTGGCATGAAGGCTGCTGCTCGTCGTGCATTAAAATGGAAAGCAGACGGTAAGGCAACAGGCGCTGGAACTCCAGTAGGTTGGGGTAGAGCAACAGACATAGTTGCTGGTAGGGCAATGTCTCTTAGTGTTGTTAAAAGAATGTTTTCTTTTTTTTCTCGTCACGAAGTAGATAAAAAAGGTAAGGGGTTTTTTGATGGTCCAGAATTTCCTTCTAACGGAAGAATTATGTGGGATGCTTGGGGAGGAGATGCAGGGTTCTCATGGAGCCGTGCAATTGTGGAAAGAGAAAAGAAAAAGGTAGAAAAAATTTGGCAGGGCACTGCCTTTGATCTAAAAAAGTAAGGGGGGTATATGGATAATTTAGAAAAAAATGAATTGATCCAGTTGTTAACATTTTATAAACAAAAACTATCTGATACAGAGTTGGAGTTATTAAAATTACAACTTGAGGTTAATAAACTTAACTCTATGGTTTTAAGTTTAACTAAGGGACCAGAGAAAAAAACTAAATAAAATGGAATATTTATTAATTATAGGCTTGACATTGTTGTGTTCTTGGTCTATAATTAAAATATCAAACAAAAGAAGAATGATATTTTTAGGCAAACATAAATATAGACAAAGTTCTATTTATGAAATGGTTAAAGATGTTATTCCAAAACAAACGTTTGATAAGCCTAAAGTTATAACGCAGTCTCAAAAACATATTCAAAAAAATATGCTTAGGGTAGTAATAACTGAAGGAAAAGCATATTGGATATTAGATAATGTTTTTTATACTGCAAATGCTATAAACGGCAGGGTAGATGAAGAAACAATAAAACCATTAGATGTTGAAGGTATGCCAGCAAAAGAATTAGACAAAATGTTATCAATACTTGATGACTTAAAACAAGGGGTAGGACCAAATGATAGTGGCAGTTCAGGGAACAAAAGAGTTTAACGACTACAACGTATTTTTACGTGCTATGAGTGTTGCCCTATCTGGAATGAAAAATGGAGATAATGAATTCATTATTTATTCTGTTGGTCCATCAAGAATAAATCATTTCGTTTCAGAGTTTTCTAATTTATCAGAACGTGGAATGAAAGCACGAGGTAAAAAAATTAAATTTTATAATGCAGCCCCAGCATGGTTAAGTGAAAATATAAATCAAATTAATTATTTTGCTTTTTTAAGTCGTCCAAAAGAACCAAAGTCAAAATTGGTTTTAGTTGCAGAAGCAAACAATATTGATGTTGGTCTTTTTAGATATTAGGAGAATAAAATGATTATTAGAAGTTTAAATACAATGGAAAAAATTGTAAACAAAAATGAAAATTTAGTTTGGCGTGGCTGGGATGTTATTGATTTAAAAGAATCAGAAATAGCAAAAACCTCTCCAGTAGGCATTAGAGTAAAAGATAAGTGGTATTTGCATAGAATTTATAAACCTGGTCGTAATGGTTGGGACATACCAAATAAGTATAAGGATTAGTCTTGAAACAGCATTTGTGGAAAGACGAAGCCGTATGTCTAGGTCTTGATACCAATATTTATTTTGACAAATATGAAGATCAAGAAGACTCTAGATATAATGTTGACGCACTTTGTAAACAGTGTCCAGTTAGAAAAATATGCTTTGCCAATGGTGTTTCTGGAAAAGAGTGGGGCGTTTGGGGTGGCGTTTACTTAGAAGGTGGAGAAGTTTCAAGAGAATTTAATAAACATAAAACTAAGAAAGACTGGTCTGAAACTTGGCAGTCTTTAACAATGGAATAAAATGTATACAGATTTAATGAG